GCACTCCCGAGCCTCTTCCGGGGTGTCGTGGTGGCACTGATGGTCGGCGCACTTGCCAACTGCCCATGTTCCCGTGCGGCGGTTATGACAGGTGAAGTCCCACTTCTGGTCGGACTGCCGCTGCCTGGCGTCGTAGTAGTTCATGGTTTACCTCCCCCGGCCCTTGATCCGTGCCCGGAAGTCGAAGTCCTGGTCGAAGGATAACTCCACGTTCCCCACCGTGAGGTACTCGGCCGGGCCAGGCTCGATGCCCTTGACCCCCGTGTCCTCCCCCACCACGTAGGCCACCTGGTAGCTGAAGTCCTTGGGCGTCGCCTCGCCCTTGGCAAGGGTCACGAGCACCCGGTTCTTGGTCAACTCACGGCGCTTGGCCTCCAACTGGGCCTTCTGCTTGTCGGGGTCATCGTCGAACACGAACTCCGAGAGCAGGGTGTCATCGTCCGAGAATCCGGGGATGAGCAGCCCGTCGTCTCCGATGATGAAGGCTGCATCCTTGGTCTTGTTGAGAGGGAGCCCGTTGACGTTGGGGGCGATTTCGTAGTGCTGGAGGCGCACCTCATCGGCGAAGACGCCCCGGAACTGGTTGAGGGGACCACCAGCGTTGGTCGTAGCCGCCCGAAGCTCGTCCTTGAGGAGCCAGACGGTGATGGCTGGGGTGTCCCACTCGAACACCTCTTGGAGGTCCGCATCCTGGCTCGTAAGGATGGGTTCCCGCAGGACGAGAGATCCTTCAGCCTTGACCACCTTGGTGAGGGGGTGGACCGGGTACGACACGCCCTCCACGGCGTCGATGACCCTGGAGATGTCGGCGGGCCGGACGGGCTCCCCGAGGAACAGACCACCGAAGTATCGAGCCAGGGCCGTGCGGATGAGGCCGTCCACCTGGGAGACGCTGAGGTTGCGGTCCTGCGAGTTCTGGAGGACCACCGTGGCGGTGATGTCCACCGGGACGTTGATTGTCTCTTTGAGCAGGACATCCGCCGTGATGTGACGGCGGGGGTCCACGGTCCCTTGAGCCACCCCGATGAGGACGTTGGGGATGTAGGAGACGGTGAAGTTCTCGTCGTGGCTGTAGTCGATGAGGATGGTCTGCCCCGCCTCGATCTGGGACAAAGACGTGGTCTGGATGCCCAGAGGGGTCGTCTGGTCCCCGGGGACGAAGGTGTAGTCCGGCGAGTCGCTGACGAACGGGGAGAGGTACTCCACGGTTCGGTCAGCATTGAAGACCCGGACCGTGAGCGGGTTGGCCCCCAGGAAGTTCAGGTACTCAATGCCGTCGAGGATGACGTGCTCCTCGCCGGTCACGTCGATGGGGTTCGGCGAGGGGACCACCCCAGCCCCCAAGGCCCCGTCATCGGTGACCCGGATGTAGTCCCCCGCCTCTGAGGAGCGCCCGTTCAGCAACGGGTCGGCCACCTTGAACAGGTCGTAGGCCGCCGCCGACACCGTGCCTGACCGCTGCCCGATGAAGGAGACGATGCTCCGCACCGGCTGCCGGGTGAACACGAAGCGGTCGCTTGTCCGGTAGCGGTAGTACCCCGTCACCACGTCTTCGAGGTCATGAGCCGTGGGGTCATTCAAAGAGGCACTGAGCCGGATGGTGTTCCATCCAGTGACCTCCACGTTGGTCAAATCGAAGATGTACCCCTTGGACTCGTTGCGGAACTCGAACCCGTACTGGGGGATCGAGAGCATCTCGATGAGCGGGTTCTCCGGCGAGAGGTTCGGGTCCACAGCCCGGAACTGGAGGTCTTGCAGGGATCCAACAGGCTCGAACTGGATGCCCTCGGCGATCTCGAAGCTGAAGGCGAAGGCGTCTGACACCGTGCCCGTGCTCTCGCCCCGAACCCAGATGTCTACCTTGCCCCCGACGTGCCGCCCATCGTCTGCCCGGTCCCGCATCATCAGCGGATGCCCGGCGTCCACGACGTTGACCTGGGCGACCCCGGGCACATCCAGAGCCGTCTGGGTGTAGCCCTGGAGCGTCCCTGAATCGACCGAGGACAACGCCCCCTGGGCTCGAAGGGCAAGCTGGCGGTTGGACTCCTCGTTCTCTCCACCGAAGGTGGGGGCCTCGTTCTGAGCCTGGACCCCGAGAGGGGCGTTCTGGATGGTCCCCACGCTCGGGGCGACGTTCCCTGCGAGGCCCGGAGCCTCGGCCTGGACGAAGGCCACCGTGGAGTAGCGCCCCGTGCTGGGGTTGAAGAACGACCCCGAGCCGGCCGCTGAGATGGTCGCCGGGGATGTGAGCCGGAACCGCTGGCCGTTCAAGATGACCAGGGTGCCGATGGGGAAGCTGATGGCCGTCGTGGGCCGGGTCCTGGTGAAGATGGTGACCGAACCCCGAGCCCGCCTACCACCTCGACGGGTCTTGCCAAAGTTGCTGGCGAGCTTGTCGAAGGCTCCGTCGATGAGGTTCTGCACTGCCTGATCGGAGGTCAGGAAGAACGCTAGCTTGAGCGCCCGCTTGTACTCGCTCTGGGACACCGGGACCGACGTGCCCGTGAACCCCGGGTCGTCCAGAGGCAGGAGCGTGGCGAAACTCTGTGCCCGATGCAGGAAATCCACCACGAAACGGATCCGCTGTGCCTCCGTGGAGAACGGGTCGATGAACGTGTCCCGAGTGACCGATCCGGGCTTCACATCCACCTGCGGGTTCGCCCGGAAGATGGACAAGACCGTGTCCCGCACGATCTGCTGGCGGCTGACCGTCGGGAACGTGCCGACCGTTGGGGTGATGACCAGTGGTGATCCACTCACCTCTGGGCTGAAGCTCGACTCGAACTCGTCCCCGTCGATGTTGTAGACCGCCGTGACCACGTAGTAGAGCGGGTCGGCCGTCGGGATGACGTTGAAGGAAGCGTTGGGGATGGCGGGGTTCTTGGCCGAGTTGAAACCAGCCTGCCGGTCGTGGGTGAACGTGAACCGGCGGATGGTGCGGACCCCCTCCACCGTGGTCGTGACCCGGATGCGGTCGGTCAGTTCGTTGATTTCGAGGGTCTGGTCGTAGTCGGTCTGGAGGACAGCCTCATCCTCGTCCTCCTGGGTCCCTTTGACCCGGATGAACAGCGGATCGGCCGCATGGGACCCATCCAGGGCGGTAGCCACGTTGGCATCCACCGTCAGTTCCCCGAGCGCCGTGATGGACTCCTCGGTCGTACTGGAGATGACCAGAGCGGGGTTGATCCGGCTGTATCCCCCGGTCCCCCCGCCTGGATCGGCGGAGGCGTAGAAGTGGAATCCGACGAGGTTCGAGTCCTCGATGCCCTCGACGGTGACGGCCACGGTTCGGTCGAACCGTTCGATGCTGACTCCGGTCGGAGGGGTCAGCGCCCCTTGGACATCCCGGTCCTGCACGAGCCGAGCGGTGAGCTTCCCAGCCGGGGTCACAGCCCCGTTGGTCAGGACGGACTTCACCTCGACGGCGTTGTCCCCCGCCAGGAGCTTCAACCCGTTGGGGAAAGCAGAGGGGTTGGGGACCACGAAAGTAGTTCCCTCGAAGGCGATGAGGTCGGGGTTGGAGGCGAAGGCGGCCCCACGAATGGACACCTGCATGTCCACTGTAGCCGGGTCCATCTCCCCGACGAAGAACCGAAACGGGGAGGTCGTCGAGAAGATGTACTCCTCCCGCAGCTTCAGGTCCGGCCCTTCAAACTTGGGGATTGAAACCATTCGCCTTCACCTCACGACCGGAACAAGTCCGATGCCTGCCCGGCCGACAAACCTGCCGCCTGCGTCCCGAGGAACAGCCCGTTGCTTCCCATGAGGGCCACGACCTCGGGCACCGTGAACACGATGGAGAGGTTGATGGGCTGGCTGGCTGCGTTCTGGACCACCACGTCCACGAGGAAGGTCGTTGGGTCCTGCTCGTGGGGTCGGGTCACGACCGACACCAGGTTGTACAGGCGTTCTCTGGCCGAAACCACCTGAAATTCCGACTGGTCCTTCTGGACGGCCTTGAAGTTCTCCAGGGCTCGCCGGACATCGTCCGAAATCTGTGCGGCCACGTTGCCGACCGCCTTGCTCCCGATACGCTCCTGAATCGTGGTCCCGTACCAAGTGTGGTACGGGTTCGAGCCCTTGTTGGTGAGCAGGATCTTGAGGGCCGCCTGGTAGAGCAGGTCTTCCCCATCCACCAGGATGGGGTTGCCATCCGCAGCGAACCGGATGTCGTTCTCCACGAAGGTAGCCCGGCATCGGAGGCAGCGGTTGACCGGCACGGTGTAGGACACCTTGAACGTCGGGTTCCCTGGGACAGGCTCGGCGAACTGGGGGAATCGGTTGGTGATCTCGTCGGGCCGGAGGACCAGTTTCCAGCCGGGGTACACCTGCTTGCCTCGGGCCTGATACTGCCAGTTGTTCTTGGCTGGGTCCCCGAATCCAAGCGCCGCAGCGGCCGTGCCGGACACCCGGACCAGTGAATCCTCTCCCACTGAAGCCGTGTCGGTGAACAGGAGGTGTCCGTTGAGGGCCTCCACGTCCCCGATGTTGAACCCGGCCGTCAGGAACTTCTTGACGAGGGTCTCGGCGGGCCAGCGAACGGTGTCCTTGACGCCCAGCGCCAGCGTGAACGACCCTGCGGAAGTCTCTACGGTCACGGTGTCCTCGTTCTCCACGAGGTCGAACGGCCCCGACTGGGTGCTGGGGAGGACGGCTGGGGACTTCAACCCCGAGGGTGGGATGAGGAAGTCGTCGTTGACCCGGATGGAGACGGAGCCCGCCAGGGCAACAGGCTGCCGGGTGTCCAGCGAGACCCGGTCAATCGGGTCGAGGGGCACCACCTCCTCCACCGTCAGGTGGGGGCAAGGCCATGCAAGCTGGAAATCAACCGCCACGGGCTTTCCTCCGCTTAGCG